TAGCCCATACTGGTGACGATAATGAATACCATCCTTTACCCATATAATCATAAAACTTATCAGCGAATCCTTCAATCCCCAATAGTTTCTCTGCATGGTTAGCAATAGTTCTAATTCTTTCCAAAGGTTCTTCACCCTCACTTAAATATCCTCTGCGAAGAAACGTAATCGATTCTTCATTAATCCAATCAAATGGTTTTCTATCTTTCATATTATTGTTTATTACTTTTTTTTAAAATAAATCGTTCGATGTAATTGATTTGGATTTCTTACTATAATTGATACTTCTCTTATTAAAAAAATCCGTGTGTTTTGTTGTTAGAATTTCGTCATCAAACCACTCAGTTGTTTCCAACAATGGTTGGTTGATTTCGAAAATACTTTCGATACCGATAGAGTTTAAAGATACATTAAATCTATGTTTAATAAACTCCATTGTTTGTGCTTTTGTTAAGAAATCTAAATCTCCTTTTTCAAAAATCCATTCAACAATTTCTTTCTCAGCATCATATGCCTCCATAGTTGCATTGATTAAGTCTTCAATCAATTCGTCAGTCCACCAATTTGGGTTTTCTTTCTTAATTAAATTAACTAAATCAAATCCAAATTCAGCATGAATGTTTTCTTCTTTAGATGTTGCTTCAACCGCATTACTAATACCTTTTAACTTATTCTTATGTTTATTAAAAGACATAATAACTAAGAATTGTGAAAATAGTGATACATTTTCAACAAACATAGAAAACAATACAACAGATTCAAAGTAGTCTTTGTTCTCTACCGCTTTCGAGTTTGAGATAGATTTTTCAAGATACTTAATTCTTCTACGTATTGCAGGTACTTGAAGTAGGTTTTCAAATTCACTATTTAATCCTAACAACTGAATTAAGTGTGAATAAGCATCTGCGTGTCTAACTTCAGATTCCGCAAAAGTTGCTCCAACATTACCAATTTCTGGTTTTGGCATTCTTTTATAAATGTCACCCCAAAATGTTTTAACCGCGACCTCAATTTGTGAAATCGCCAACATCGCTCTTTCAACCGCAGACTTTTCTTTTTCATTCAAATGAACTTTAAAGTCTTGGATGTCCGAAGTAAAATTAAACTCAGTATGTACCCAATATGAATGACGAATCGCGTCCACATATTCATTTAGATTAGGATAATCATAAGGTTTTAAATTTACTCTTTTTGCAAAAATGTTTGGTCTATGTTTTGAACGGTAAATAATGTATTCTTTCGCAACATCATTTAAACCGTTATCCATTAATTTATTCTCAACCATGTCATGAATTTCATCGACATGTGGGATATGTTCTTTATTATTTCTAAATAAAGCCTTAGTAGCCAGTCTGGCAATTTTTTCTGCCATTTCCTCGTCAACTTTATCTATACTTCTCATCGCATTTAAAATAGCCTTTTCAATTTTTTCCGTTTGAAAAGGTACAGTATCTCCGCTTCGTTTTACAACATAGCGAATATCTTTACTTACTTGATTAGTTAAACTTTCCATTATATTCAATATTTTTTTTTATTACGAATTGTCCCTTTGTTTTCGTTTCTCCATTAACTCTTTGATACGTTCTTTGTTTCTTTCTTCTTTTTGTTCTTCCAAACCTAAGAAAGTAACACTTGAATCAGTATCAATTTCCATCATTTCGTTATCGAACTTACAATTTTCAAAAACAATCCCGTCTTTACCAATTCTTGATTTGGTAATTGCGATTGTCGCTAAGTTCATTTCCTTTTGCTGTAGGGATTTAGCTATGGAAATAATAACGTGACCAACTTGTGCTTTTTTAATGGACCCACCCATTTGGTCAGTAGTAACAACTTCTGATGAAATAGAGGAACGGTTACCTTGTGTTGCAGTCCATCCAACGATATCTAATTCGTGACACATAGCTTCAAAGCCTCTCATCACAGAACCTTCACTCTTCCACTCGTCACCTAAATTTTTATCAGGGACGACACAATCAATATAATCTAAAACAACCATATCTATTTTAGTTCCCTCAGCAATCATTTTACGAATCTGATTTTTAATCTGACTCATAGTTAGAGTGTCAGATGGTAACTTTTTTAGAATTAAACGATTGTTTGTGTTTTCTTTAATTTGTTTTACTCTTTCTAAAACTTCTTCTCTATTAAGTGACAAATTGTCAGGAGCAATTTTTGTCCACATAGTGAAGTGTTTTCTTTGAATAATTTTAGGGTTATCCTCAAAGAATATCTGTAAGACGTTATAACCTAAGTTAAATGCGTTGTTTGAAATTTTACTCAAGACGGTAGTTTTACCAACACCTGTAGGTGCCAATATTACTCCAATCTCACCTTTTGCCAATCCTCCCTTTAGAAGGTTATCTATACCAGTTATTCCCATTGGTATTGGGTGACGGAAATCATCATCCAAAACCTCATCCAAATTAAAGAAGACATCAGATGTTCCAGCATCAACTTCACCAACTTGTAGAGCCTCTCTGACCATCTCTTCAAGATAGTCATAAGACTCAAAGTCACCTTTGTCAATTATCTTTTGAGCTTTAACCATCACTTTTTGAAGTTCTTGTTGTTTACAGAACTTTAAAGACTTTTCTTGAACATATAAATGTCCTTCGCTTGAAGCCTCTTTTACTTGCTCAATCATATCCAGGACCATTTTTTGAGCCATTGGAGATGATACTTCTGATTTTGTGATTTGCTCTAAAGTTGAAAATGAAGGAGTATGTTCATACTTTAGGTAGTACTCCTTTGTCATCTGCATGATTAACTTAAAATATTGATTGTCAAAGTATTTTGGTTCCAATACATCTACAATAGAATTTGCGAAATCCTTATATAGAATAATGTTATTAAGTAGCTGTATTTGAAATGTGTTTCCAAGATATCCAAAATTCTTTTCTTTTGACATAGTTTATTAAGTTTTAATCTTCTTTTGTAGAATATAAATATGGTTAAACTAACGTATAGTTCAAGTAATTGTGTGTTAAATCTTCAGCTGAAAAAATGTCAGTTAGGTCGCGAAGTAACTTTTTTAGGTGTGGGCGTACATCCACGGTATATCTTGTCTTTGGGGGGTATATTTTACCATCCCAAATTCTATGACAAATTGTCTCATCTCCGACCTTAACATAGACATTAAAATACTCAGGACCTTCAGTATTTGATGTCTCTAAAATCTCAGGGTTTGCGATAATTTGGTCCATATTTTCAGACATGTAAGTACATGCCTTCATTTTCAAATCATTCTGAATTTTTTCAGAAATTGATTTTACTGCGTGATACAGTTCCATACTACCTCTGGCATTTTCATTATACCCTTTAACATTAAAGTAACGTTGTACGATAATGTTTTCATTTAGAGTAAGCAAAAACTCCAATTTTACGATGTCATTTTTTTCTTTCATAATTAACGTTTTTTTGTTTTAAATCTTCTTTTTTCTTTACGTGTAAGTTTCATAAATGGTGTTAAAAATTCTACCCAAGCATTATCATGTTTAGGTAAGTACTTAAAAATACCATCACTCATCATCATCCGCATTAGATTCTTATATCCTCTACCATCTGGGTCTAAATTTTCTTTATGGTATAATTCAATAGTTTCTTTTGCGTCTTCAGTTAGTAATGGGTTAGACAAATCTACGAGTTTTTTGTTAATATCAAAAAATTCTTCGCCAAAAACCCCTCTTCTTGTTTTACCCGATAAAAGGTTTTGTAGTGCTCGATTATCTTTATCCGTTTTGTGTAGTTCTTCAGCACGTTGTATAATATCGTCAACAGTTACGACATTCTCAACTATCTCAGGAAATAATTTAACAAAAGTTTTTTCACCCATATATTGAATACCGTCAATATTATCTGATTTATCACCAGATATTATCTTAAAGGTTGCAATGTTTTGATGTGGTATTGAAATATCTTTTAAGGGTACCATATCTCCGTTTTTAAGAGTTATTTTCTTCATAGGTTGGTACACCTCCACTTTATCCGAGATAAGTTGTGTAAGGTCCTTATCTGAAGAAAAAATAGTTTTATATTCATCTTCAGAGATTTGACAATAATATGCGATTAAATCATCACTTTCAGTATTTTCTAAGGAAACTTGTCGAATAAACATTTCTTCAAGATATTCTTGAATGCGTTGTTTTTGCCATTGAAATGATTCTAACTTAGACTCATTTAATGTTTGTCTTCTATTCTCTTTGTATTCGGGGAAAATAATTCGTCTTTGGGATGAGTTGTTTTCTCCATCCCAAAAGACGATTACCTTATCATAGTTTTGTTCCGTTAAGAACTTTCTGATTGCGTTAACGAAATGATACAATCCACCAATATGTTTACCATCGTGATAGTATTCCCTAACACCGTGAAAACCTATTTTGAATAAATTATTTCCGTCAACTAATAATGTTTTAACCACTTTTAATGTGTTAAAAGGTTACACTTCTTTTTCTTCTTCCAATTTGAAGTCACCTTCTGTGCCGATAACTTCTTTCCAATAGTCTGCCTGTTCTGCCTTGTAAGACTCAATAGATTTCTTTTCTTCAGCAGCATCTTTACCCGCCAAGAATCCGTGAGGTGTTACGATGATTTTACCATCCTCATAACCCAATCCATTGATGTGGTTCTTCATAACAGAAACTTTTGTTCTGGTTGCAAACTTAACCTTTCTTTTGTCTTTCACTGCGGTGATTTTGTTTGTTCCCGCATTCTTTTGATTACCAAACAAGAACACCAAAGATGAATTCAACCAAATTGATTCACCACCTTTAGCTTTAATCTTTGGTTGACCAAAAGGATTGTCAGGTAGTTCAACCCACGGTTGGTTTACTATAACCAATGTGTTTTCGTATTTAGAGTCCGCTTTACGAGAACCTGAGATACGTTGGTTGATACCCATACCAATTTTGTCTGCTAGTGTGGCCGCGTTGTGTTGTTTACCTCCTTTACCTTCGTAAGTCATCTTACAAGGTACGGAACCCACAGAATCCCACATAAATAAAAGGTCGTAATCCAATTCACCTTTTTCTTGAGCGTCTAACAATTCATTGATATAATCAGTAATCTGTTCAATATATTCAAAGTTGTTGTTGAAGATGAAGAATCCGTCCCAATCCAATTCACCTGTTTCCTCATCAACCACTTCCTCACATTCAAAACCCATAAGCTTTGCGTGTTCAAAAGACCACTTCTGTTCTGTGATGATAAAGACAGGTAGGGTACCTTTTTTCTGTGCGTCAACGGCAGTTTTAACAAGTGCGGTAGTCTTACCTGTATCCGAGTGACCCAAGAACATATTCAAGTGACCAATCGCAGGACCAGGAACACCAACAGCATCCAAAAAGTCTTCACCCAAATCAAAAAATCTTTGGGGTTTGTATTTTGCAGAAGTTGAGAACTTCTTCTTAATACTACTAAAATCTTTTTTCTTTATTGCCATATTATTTTTTTAATTAAAAGATGGTGCAGACACTGCCTGCACCATCAGATTAGTTTTCTTAGAACGGTAGGTTGTCGTCAATGTCCATGTCGTCTTGAGGGTCATCCATATCTTCATTAACTGAAGACTTAGTACCTCCGATAGTCATTTCAGATTCTTCACCGTAAACATATTTTTTAAGTTCACTGTCCCATACAGGTGTTTCACCTCTTGCAATTGCTTCCAAATACTCAACTGGTTTTTGTGAATACACATCTTGCCATGTCAATTCATCTTCAATCCACTCTTTCATTTGGTCGGAATCTTCGTGAATAGGACATGGGTCATCATACATAACAGTTTGTACCACAGTATATTCAATTCCTTTTGGTGTTTTTGCTTTTGACAACTCGATAATCAAATCTCTACCTTCGTTAGCATCGGTAACATCACCTTTAGCTTTCCAAATAGGAATGATTTTATCCAAGATACCTTCTTGTTTGTAATTGTCTTTGAATCTCCAAAACTTAGGTCCGTGTTCCTCGTGGTCGCGGTCAATAAGTTTTACAATGTAGAATTTACGTGGACGGTATTGACGAGCCAATTCTTTATCGGACTCTTTACCTGTTGCCATCAACTCTTCGTAAACCTCTGTAAGTGGTGAACGCTCACCATCGTTTTTACCTGGGTCGTAGAGTTTAGTCCATTTACCGTCAACTTGAACTTCGTGGTACCATACCTCTTTGAATGGTGAAGAACCATCAGATGTTGGTAGAATACGAACTCGTTTTTGTCCTGACTTATCACCTTTAGGTAGGTAAGTGGTAAAATAACGCTTTAGTCTATCTTCTTGGGACATAGACTGATTCCCGTTGTTGTTTTTTGTGGTGTTCTTCTCATACTGAGCCAACACCGCGTCAAGTGCATTTGCCATTTTTCTCTTTTTTACTCTTTTTAAAAATTTATTACTCGATTTCTCTTATTTAAATATAACACACAAGTTTGGTTTGTCAAATGGTTATAAAATAAAAAAGACCACGAAGTGTGGTCTTATTATAAAAATGATTTTTTAAAAAATCAATTACATTTGTTCATCTTCAAACGGTGCGTCAAATGATTTCTTAATGTCTCCATTAGAATAATTTTCAACTTCGTCTGATGTTAAAATATATTCATTTTTACCAGTCTTTTCCATTTCAACTTCTTTATCCATAAAAAAGTCAGTAAGTTTTTGGTTATAAGGATATGAATCTAAACTTCTTAGTTGTAACTTTTCTTCAGGTGATTTTTGACGGTACTTTTCAACTTTGTTTTCCAAGTCATTAATTTTTTGAAGTATTTGGTCCATATCAGATAATTTACTTGTTAAATCATTTAACCTATCCATCATGGTTTCCATATATTCTTCTTGTTTTGCTGACATGTCTTTTTGTGTGGTAACCAAATCTGTAATATCTAACTCTTCTGTTCCACTTTCTTCAGTCGCATCAATTTCTTCACCTTCAACACCTGGTTCGTCAACTAATTCAACATCAGGGTCAGTTTCAACATCCACAGGTTGTGCATCACCTCCCGTAGTATCCAACTCCTCTTCTCCCGGCATTGGTGTTTCTTCAGTACCCGCATCTGCCGGTGGAGGCGGTAAAGTAGATTCCTGTTCAGAAATGTATTTATTGATTCTCTTATATTTTGAGATTTCTTCTAATATTTTTTTATCTACTGACATCTTAGTATTTTTTTTAACCGTTTAAAAGAGTTTTAACACCTTGTGGTGTTTCAACCTTTAAAGTCCTGTTTAATTTCATAGTGTTATCCACTCTTTCAATAAGGCCGTCTCTCATTCTAACAGTATAGCAATCACCTGTGTCCAAGTCACAAACTTCTTTGTAACCGTCACCCGTATCTTTTTCAGTGATTCTCGTGTCTTTTGACAAATACTGGTCTAATAAAGTTTTTGTATTCATAATCTTTTTTATAATAAATATACGATAAATTACATTTTTCTATATTTAGTTGTTATCCCAAGCATTATTCTTTCTATTGAAGGTGTCATAAGCACTGTCAAATAACGACTTAGCTTTTGTATTTGTATTTAATTGACCATCAACAGTTGCAATAATTGAATCATCAATGTTACTACCTGCGGTTAATTTTTTATCGTATGTTGTAAATCTTAAAGTATAGTACCATATATATGTGAACGCCTTAGCTAAATCATTATTTATCTTACTATTAACTAAAAACGCATCTATAATTTGCGAGTATTGTTCACATACTTTACCCATAAAATCTATAGATTCACCTGAATTATCAAAAGCCAAATAAGGAACAAAATAATCACCATCTTTAATACATGTTTGTTTTTTAAAGTCTACGGTCCATCTAT